TCGTCCTGAACCATATACCTGAAGCCTGTGCGCTCCACCGAAACTGTGCCAGCGTAGAGGTCAACGTCCTTCCATTGAAGCCCCTGAAGCTCATTTGCGGCGGGGCAAGTAAATGCGGGGGTCATTATCATGGCGCGAACTTGCAGGGTCATTTCCTGCGCCAATATCGTTTGAACCTCGTTTGCATGATAACCGCTCCGCTCACCCATTGAGCCACGTATCTGTTGCCTGTCCTCTTTCTGACAAGGGTTGGTCAGTAGATAGCCTTTTGCCACAGCATATTTGCAGACCATATTTAGCGTGTTGATGATATGGCGCTGTGTTTTGGGAGCTACCTCATCAGAGGCCATTCGGTCAATAAACAGGTTGATATCGCCTGTTGTGATCAGCTTCATCTGCTGATTGCCGTAATGCGGAGTCAGATACAGACGCAAATGACGCTCATCATTATCATAGGTCTGCGCTCTGATGCCGTTCTTTTTGCCGACCAATTTTGCTCGTGCATCAAGAGCCTCAATCGCAACCTTGTCGAACCCGATGCGGTGCGCATTATGCTTGCCTGTCTGCAAATCGACCTCAAGCTGTTTGAGCTTGCGCCGGATGTCAGACTCCGATTGCGCAAAGATGCGTCTGCGTTTGCCTGTAAGGTCTTTGTAAGAGACAGCCCAAGTCGTGCGCTTGGAGCCGTCCCTATTTGATAGTTCCGTCTGATACGGATCGCCTACATAAATATCCATCATATCGAAGCCAAGTTGCGAGTACGGCAGTCAAATACCCCGCCCAAATGAAGCGATAACTTTTCTGGGTCGTGAATTATATCAGCGAAATCTCTGGGGTGTTCGTGAGTTTTGCCATCAAGAACACAGTACAACATCCACCGCCCATTTTTGTTTTGTATTTTCCAAGAGGTTTCTTTGTCGTCTTGATAAACAGTAAGTAACCCCTGTCCGCTGTGCTTTACGTTATAATTGGTCATTTTAGTCTCCCTTTTGATTACCTAATAACTTCAATATAAGCATTTATGCGCAATAGTAAAGCAATTATGAGCAAAAAAGACAAAAAACCTGACGGTGTGTTGCCAATGTGTTGCCACTAAGCATAGAGCCAAACACAGAAAGCCCCTGCAAGATAAAAATCTTGAGGGGTTGTAAATCATTGATATAAGGGGATTTTTGGTTGCGGGGGCAGGATTTGAACCTGCGACCTTCAGGTTATGAGCCTAGCGAAACTGGCGGAAAACCTAAAGCGAATCGCTGTGTTGCCATTGTGTTGCCACAACATCTAATAGGGGGGATTGTGTTGCCACGAGTCTATTTTTTAGCGCGTTTTTCCATCACGCCTTCAAACGCGCCACCACCGAAATAAAAGGCCACGATGGCAAACATGATCTCGCCAATATAGAAGTCGCCCATAACGGCCTTGACGCTATCGATGTCGCCCTCGCCAATCAGGGTCATGCCCATGACGATCACAAACACTGACAAATATGTGCCACCAAACATCAACGCCAAATATCTCTGGGCGACTTTAAAGGGCGCATAGCTATTCAAAAGATCGACCTTCGCTTTGCTTTTTGCAGCGATAGCCTCTTCATCAGAGGTGTGCATATCATCGATCAAGTCCATGCCTTTTTTGATGACATCACCTGAACCTAATATTTTGCCCAAAATTGCAATCATCTTGTCAAAACTCCTTCAGGCATATAGCGGCAGCGCCAGCTTTTGCCCTTGTAGCCTTCCATATATCGGTGAACACTCTCAGCCATCGCCAGAGCGTCCGCTTTGCACTCACGCTCAGTTTCATGCCAACGCTGCGTCTCAAGTGTCACAGGGTTTGGACAGGCTGGGGCGGTGCTGACCAAACAGGCCACAATTATTGCTTGATACATCAGCCTTTCTCGCTTTGAAGCCAAACGGCTAATGACCCTGTCATGCTTCCACTTACAACAGAAATCATCGCGCTTTGCTGAGTTGATAAATCTTCCAGAGAGATGCCCCACTCAATGACACGGATGTAAACCAATGTCATCACAACCATCATAAAACGAGGCAGGATTTTCAAATCGAGCATTTTTTGTGCGATGCTCTCAACACTCACTTCCACTCTCCTGTGCGCATCATCTGTGCGAGATGGTTGGCGCGGTGACCAACCTGCGTTGCCCAGCGCGAGTTAAGCATCTCGTTTGCTGCTAAGTTGAAGTCGCCGACCAGCATCGACGCTTGAAAATTTTGAAATTTATCAAAATTTGGCTTACCCAAGTTGAACAGCATTGAAAGAATGACAGCTTTTCTTGGCTCATCGAGCTTAGGATAAAAGGGATATTGCATCGCCTCATCTTCACAACGCTGGATGTCGTTTGCCAAAAGATAGTTGATCTCATCATCAGACAAACCGCCCTTCAGCTTCTCATCGATGAGCCGTCCGACACCAATAGTCCAATAACCTCTTGAGTCCTGATAAGCGTGTTTGACAACGCCCTCATGCTCTTTGATCAGGTCGAGCAGTGCGCTCATTTAGAGTCTCCATTGTTTCATTGAATGAGGTGCTTTCGATGTTAAGATCGTGGAAGATCGCCGCAGAGCGCGACATCGTTAGCTGGTTGATGTTTTCGATTGGGACAAAATGACAACGCCTTTGGGGGATGCTGACGCAAGCAGCGAAGTCATAATCTGAAATGGTTGGGTGCCGCTTATCTGAGCCGATGCCAAAGTGCCATTGCAGCTTGCCATCTTTGTACCTATTGCCATCTGGCTTGTGAAATGTTGAGGCCTTGACCTGGCAACGATAAACCTTATCGCCTTTGGTGACGACCATATCAAAGCCAGCGGCAGGAGATATGGCTGTTTTCCAGCCATGAAGTTCACAAACGGCAGCGGCGATATATTCACCGATCCGTCCTGTTGTAATTGCGCTCATTTTATTTTGGAAGAAACCCGATGATCATTGCGATCTTCGCGCCCAGCGCACCGATCATCCCAGCAAAGCCAGCCACCAACATCAGGGTTTTCCAGCCACCTTTCGCCTGCAATGCTAGGTCATGCAGTTCTTTTAGCGTTTCTCTAGTTTCAGACATCTCACGCTCTAATGTGCGCAAGCGGCTCGACATCTCACCAAGTTCTCTTTCAACGCTCATCTATCATCTCACTGCAAAAGATACTAAGAAAACGATCAGCCCGACTCCGATTGCAATCGCAAAGGCGATTGATAACGCCGTCTTGATCGCCGTTTCCATTTCGTGTTGTTTTCGACGCGCTTCAATTTGCGCTTTCCTGATCGCCTCTTTTTGGTCACGCAATGCCTGATTGTGATGGTCAAGAATTTCCTGCCAGGTGGATTTTTGATTTGCTGCTTTAGGCCACCTCATGTTTATCATGGTCGCGACTTCTTGCATCTGCTCCTGGAGACGCTTGGACTCAAGAACGGCATCGATGCTGGACTTTAGATGGATGTCCCCCACCCCTGCCTGCTTGTTCCGCTCCTCATTCAGCTTTTTTTGCGCTGAAAAAAGAGTGGAGATTTGGTCGCTAATTTCTGAGACTGACTGAACATCATTTAAGCGTGCCTTTATAAAAGCCACAGCATTAGACGCCGCCGTCACAGCAGCGATTGCGGTGCTAATCGGTTCCATAGATGTCTCTTTTTTGGGGAGGTTAGTCGGTCTTTTTGATTATTAAGCGTATGGGCTGTCGCCACAGCAAGCAGGCCAAGCGGCCTTTAACTCAGCAATAGTCGATGCGCTGTCGCCAGCAGTAGGTGCATCACGCAGTGCTTGCTTATCAGCCACAATCTGTGTTGTGTCTGCGCTAGTTTCCAGTGCCTTCATGTAGTCAGTGTCTAGTGCTTCTAGCAGTGGGCTACGTGCTTCACGCACCTTGTCAGCAAAGATTTCTTTTGCCTTAGTCAAGTCCTCAGAAATCACTGAGCCTGACAGTGACCAAGCACCACGAAAGTCACGATTTGCAGGAACCGTAGCAGTCGAGGCATCAATCTGATTACCGTCCTTGTCCACGATATAAGTTGTTACAGCCATCAATATCTCCTATGCGGCTAGTTCATCAGATATGCGCCACGAATTGCGCCATTCTCTTGTTTGCGGTAACTGTTCCTTGCGGCATATTACCATAGTAGGGCGGTTGCCCTCATCCCAATTCTGCCAGACGTGCTGTGGCACATCCTTCTGGATTAGGTATTCAATCGCTTCTTCTTCAGTCATCGCTGGCATTGGCTCTGTCTCGTGCAACAGATAGCCACGAGTATGCTTCTTAAAGTCGGGCTGCGCTTCGTCCTTTGCCAGTTCGTGATACACCCACACAGGTGGCAGGATACCGCCCTGTAGCGCACACGCCAGCCAGTTAGGGTCAGGCACAAGTATCTTGGCACACTCATCTACGCTGTCTTCGTACACTACACGATAGTCTGACTGCACACCGTCTAGGTTCTCTTTAGCCC